TTGTCAACAATCTGCGAGCAGATTGAAATGTGAAAATTGCGAAACGCAGCGAAAAAGCTGAGAGCAAGAATCGTCCCGTGGCCACAAATTTTCAATTCTTGAAAATGTTGTGCCCTTCCGGGACTGCACTTCTGCAACGCTCCCGCGTTTTGAAGTGTTCTTGTTGGGGCGTGCCTGCCCCAGACCCTGCTGGAAACGAGTACAGCAAACTGGAGGTTATCGTTTGTTTTTCATATTGCTAAAAGTAAGAACAACGCAAACAGCTATAACTACTGCTGCGACGATTAAAAGCATATCGTTATGAAAATACAGACTCAATAACAACAAAACCAAATCTATGATTTGCAAAATTGGTAATAATTTTCTCATCTACTTTTCCTCCTCAAATTCTTATTTGTTGAACTAAGCCGAGTATACCATACTCTCCAATGAAAGAACACCCCCGATATAGTGAAATTTTGCCATTTTCCTGCGTACGTGCGTACACGCTCCGCAGGGATTCCAAAGGGGCTATGCCCCTTGGCACACAGACTTTGGAACAAAGTCTAGTGTGTTACACCTTGTCAGAGGTGTACACGCTCTCCCGGTACGCACGTACACAGCGATTGCCCCCAATGCGTCATATAGGGTGACGACCAAGTTCGCACAAAGCGAACTTGATTCCTCAAAGCAAAAGGCAGGATACCACCGTCATAGTGGTACCCTGCCTTTGCTCGTTTACCGTTCCGAGTAGTCCTTTCTCAGAACCTCTTGCAAACAAAAAACGTACCCGAACCCTTTCTCGTAAAGAATCGGGTTCGAGTACGAACTGTATGGTGGAGAATTAGGGACTCGAACCCCAGACCCCCTGCGTGTGATGCATGATGACTTTTCGTTTTTTAGAACGATGATTCGTTAAATAGAATCGATTTGCTACAGATTTGCTCCAAACAATGATTTTAGGGCACTGCTAATGTGCTCAATCTGCTTTCAAATTTTTCTTTCCAAGCATCATGTTCAACAAAAACAGTTTTCTCCAATTTAATTTTTAGGATTCGTTCATCGTAGCTTTATACTTATGCCGTAGAGAGTTCAATGACCAGTTACTGTAATCAACTTTTCCATCATTCAGAAGTCTTCCGAGGACTATTCCCGGATCTCTATTTATTCTTTCAGAAAATTCGCAAATCGACTGAGCATCGAATCTACCTTTAGCCACAAAGTTCTGGTATTGATCATAAGGAATCAGCATATCTTCTGCAAATCTATCTGCGACTTCTTCCTGTTCCCCAAAATCCTGATCAAAAGAGATGCCATAATCACCGTTCATGATATGTCCTATCTCATGAAAAAGCGTAAACCAGAAAGTGTCCGAATGGAGCCTTCTGTCATTTACCATTAGCATAATATTATTGCCAACTTTCTTTGTCGCACCATTGATTTTCGACCCCTGAATATTAGGAAGAATAACAAATATAACGCCCGCCTTTGCAAAAGACTCCTTAATAAGCGGATAGAATGTACTATGATTTCTTGTTAACGTAAGTGCGTAATTTATAGCCTCTTCAAAAATCGACTTATTAAATCTTGGCGCTTTTGTTTTCAATGCAATGTTAGTTGCTATTTGCACCATGGTATTAGCTTTAATAATATTGCTCTCTGACAGTTCTCCTGTAGCGCTTCTAAAGCTCACTGCCATGTCCCGCCTCTTAAACATTGTCAGTGTGGACACGTTCAGGAACCTTCTTACCTCTGCGATCTGCTCATCAATTTTTCGAGGCAGATCCGGAAGACCAAAATTTTCTCGAAAATATTTATAATTTAAATTTGAAAAGACTACTTTCTCTTGGGCAAGTTCCTCCTTAGACTTAAATTCTGCTACTAGTGCGTCATAACCATTTTGCAGATTCAGCCAATAAGTGACACTTGTCCTCATCATTCTTGATAATTTTATTGCAATATCAATTGAAAGGCTTTGCTCACCGCGAATCAAGAGACTCAAATTTTTCGGAGATGTATCGAGTCTCTTAGCAAAGTCCTCTTGTGTCAAGCCGCTTTCTTCGACAATCTCTTTAATATAATATCCAGGGTGAAAAGCAATCTTGTCATCATATTCAATATAATTACTCATAGTGCTTGCTCACCTCCGTTATCTCCACTATTCTAACATATGATGAAATCCGATCTATCTGACACGGTTCAAACGGCTCTTTGTTCTCGTTAAGCGGCTGAAGAATAACACGCCACTGCTCTTTTCTTGATTTAACATCAATTGCAAAGAAACCTTCTAAATTTTTTCTGTTCATATTTCCCAATTTATGGAAATGAAATGTTGGCTGCACAATAATATCCATTATAGTATCAGCCATTTGCAACGCATTTATTCTAGCGAAGAGGCTTTTAACCAGCTCTGCGTTTCCACCAAATAACTTTTTTGCAGCCTTTACGCTAGTGCATTGAATCCGGACCTTGTCTGATGCATATACTAATTCCACGTCCTCCCTCCTAGTAGCCTCATTAAAATTACCCGTCAGGTAATTTCATTTTACCACAATCACCATCTCTTGTCAATTTCCGAGTCCTTGCAGTTTTTAAAGTAACTGTTCTTCGTTCAAATCTTAGCATCAGAAAGCAACGTCGATTTTTAGGATATTTATTCGTTAAGCTTCTTTACATATATTTCCATTCAAGATTCTTCAGTTTCTTAGCAGTTCAAGACCTCGGAGCAGAGGTCTTGATAACACTTGTTTCGATCTCTTACTTATAAGTACTCGATGTAACCTTCTGCAAATCTGCTTCAGTTATCAATTTCAGAGTTCTTCAATACACTCAATCTCCTTTGAAATTTTTCTTTCCAATTCTCATGTTCTGCAAATACAACTCCATCTACCGGTCCAATTTGGTTCAGCCCAACTTTCTGCACAGCTTCCACCGCTGCCTCTCTCTGGTTCAAATGCCGCTTTCCAGCAGTTAGGCAGTTTACTCCATCCAGTGTATCATACTGCTGGAACGCTCGATTAAAGTCCATCAGATCATGCAGCCGGACAGGTTTATTCGTCTCATTGTCCACCAACAGGCCCCAGTTTTCCCAATGGCGGTCGGTGTTGCCCACCAGATAATCCAGAATGTTCATCATATAGTATCCGTGGGCGTCCAGTTCCAGAATTTTATCCAGCGTGTTCCAATCATGGTTTGTACAATAGACATCATAGGCTGCATACGTCACAAGGCTATATCGCTGCGAGGTCATAATTTTGCTGATGGAAACCGGCTCATTTTCAAACATTCCCTGCTCATACAGAACTTGATTGCAGTCAAAGCATCGGCAGATTTTACTTGCCAGCACTTCACGCTCGACTGCATCCTGTCCGCCATCTTTGTAAAGATAGAAGCCATCCTCTCTGCGCACCCACGCTTTAGGATAGCATCCACCAGTGGACAAATCATTTGCTAAAAGATGTGCATTTGTCACAGTCATCTGATGCCCACGCAGTGCAATATCCACAAGAGCATTGCTTAAAGCGTGTGTATAGAGATTGATATCCTCAAATCGGATATTCTCTTTTTCTCCTTTTACCCAGAACACATCCAGCAAAGATAAGCAGTGGTAAGAAAGTGCAATTTGAGCGCGCTCGCGGTCTGTAACACTCTGGGATGCGCCGATACTATTCAGAATCTCTTTGGCGTAGGTACGATCCAGCGTTAGCATACGGGATGCACACCAATAATAAAAATTGGTCACATTATTGATTCGATCATCAAAGTCATCCGATTCTTCCAGCACTAAATCGTATGGCATAAAATCTTCAAGGTGAATTTTGCATTCACCAACCGTGCTCACCTGTGCCACGCACTTTTCCATGTGCATGACATGATAGACTATTGCTTCGCCCATTGCTTTCACCACCTTATTTAACTAGAACACAGTTTCATTTTTTACTATTGTACCGTCTTTCTACTTGCAAAACAAGCCTGTTCTGCACACTGCAATCCAAAAAATCTCACCCAGATAATATAACCATGATACGAAACCTCTGAGCCGAAAGACTCAGGGGCTATTTTTATGTCTGGAGGTGATTTTCCATGCTGTTCCGTATCATCGTTGTCATCATCACTATTACGGTTTCGTTCTAAGCTGTATCCGCGCAGAAAGGAGATGTCCCCATGAACTTTTTACCTGAGCTCATTCAAAAACTTGGCACGGTTCTTGTTGAAGTCCTCGTGCTGATTGCTGAAGAAGTCGAAAAGAAAAACTAACGAAAACAAATCAAAAAAGGAGACTTTACTATGTCCGCAAACGTTGAAACCATGTTCTCTGTCCGTGAGACCCCGTGGCATGGCCTTGGCCGTATCGTGATGGAAGCCCCTGCAAGCCGTGAAGCCTTGGAACTGGCTGGTCTGGATTGGCAGGTGGAAAGCCGCAACATCTATTCTGGCACGGGTGCTATGATCCCCGGCTATCGTGCCAATGTCCGCAGCACCGATGAAGCTGTTCTGGGCGTGGTGTCTGACCGCTACCGCATTGTGCAGAACGAAGAAGCATTCCAGTTCACCGATGACCTGCTGGGTGAGGGCGTTACTTATGAGACTGCCGGTTCTTTGCAGGGCGGCAAAAAAGTCTGGATGCTGGCAAAGTTGCCGGAGAAATACATCATCGCCGGAGATGAAGTGACCCCATATCTTGTGTTCTTCAACAGTCACGATGGCAGTTCTGGTGTAAAAGTAGCCATGACCCCGGTTCGTGTCGTCTGCCAGAACACCCTGAATCTGGCTCTGGGTACTGCAAAGCGCATCTGGACTGCTCGCCATACCGAAAATGTTCTGCTCCGGGTGCAGGATGCCTGTGAAACCTTACAGCTTGCCAACAGCTACATGGGGGAGCTGGGCAAGGGCATCCATGAGCTGACCATCATCAAGCTGTCTGACCGCAAGGTGCAGGAGTTTATCAACGAGTTCTTCCCCATCACCGAAGATTTGACCGATGGCCAGCGGAAGAACAACCTGCGCTTGCAGGAAGATTTGAAGGCTCGCTACTACAACGCACCTGATTTGGAGTGGGTCGGAAAGAACGGCTGGCGGTTTGTGAACGCTGTTTCAGATTTTGCCACCCATGCAGACCCCATCCGCAAGACCCGGAACTACAATGAAAATCTGTTTTTGCGCACCGCAGAGGGCAATCCGATGATTGATAAAGCTTATAAGATGGTGCTGGCAGCAGCATAAAGGAGGACGTATGAACGATGTGAGCAACCGGGCTGTCCGGGAGTTTTCTAAGTTCCTTGACCGCATCGAGATCAACTTTCCAAAGCCAACTTGCACCACAGCATACGAGATCACGATGAAAAGCACCATTGTCAGTGCCTTGATTACGCTGGACACCGAAAAGCAGATGGACGAGCGTTTCTGGAATCATCTTCGGGTGCAGCGGAATATTCTGGATTTCCTGTATGCCCTGTGGCTGGATGATGACCGCACCTTGGTGGACGAATTTTCCACCATTATCAAAGACTTGGTGGAATATGATTTCTCTATCGCAGAAGAACAGCTGAAAGAGAGGTTGAACATTGCATGAAACGACTTGTATCTACATTGAATCTGTCCAAAGAAGATTGGCTCCACTATCGTAAATGCGGCATTACCGGCACGGATGCCGGGGCTATCCTTGGCCCGAATCCCTATCGCTCCGCATTTCAGGTGTACCACGACAAAATCAGCGATACCACTGAAAATATCGACAACGAAGCCATGCGGCAAGGCCGTGACTTGGAGGATTATGTGGCACAGCGGTTTTCCGAAGAAACAGGCTTTAAGGTGCGCAGGGCAAACGCTATCTATCAGAGCGAGGAACATCCGCTGCTTCTGGCAGACTTCGACCGCCTGATCGTTGGACAGAAAGCAGGATTGGAGTGCAAAACGGTTTCGCCCTTTTCTGCGGACAAGTGGGCTAATGGGAAAATCCCGGCTCATTATCTGGCGCAGGTTGACCATTACTTAGCCGTCAGCGGTTTCGACTGCTGGTATGTGGCGGCTTTGATTTTCGGCAGAGAGTTGGTGATCCACAGGATCGTGACAGATAAGCAGGTACTTTCTGATCTTATCGACAAAGAAGAGCTGTTCTGGACACGTCATGTCGTGCCGCAGATTCCCCCTGCACCCAACGGTTGCGATTGTGACACCCAGCAGATCAACCAGCTTTATGAGGTAGACAACCGGGACAAGACTGCTGACCTGAGTGCCCTGCATGGACTTCTAGATAAGCGGCAGCAGCTTTCCAGCCAAATCGAGTAGATGGAACAGGAGAAAACCGCTATCGAGCAACAGGTCAAGCTGAAAATGCAGGATGCTGCCTATGGCACAGCACCGGGTTATAAGGTATCGTGGGTGTCCTCCGAAAGCAAGCGTGTGGATTCCCAACGCCTGCGGAAAGAGCAGCCGGATATTTTCACAACCAGTACAGCAAAAATGTAAGCAGCCGCAGGTTTACCATCGTTCATGCGGCATAAATCTTGTATCAGACGGCAGGGAATGACTTCTCTGCCGCCTTTTTTCTTGGAGGTTTGATTATGGCTACGGAAAATCCGTTCGTAAAATTATTCGCTATCGACTTCAAAGATCATCTGGAAGTCAAAAAGTCCGGCAGCACGGAACTGAAATATGTAAGCTGGGCGTATGCATGGGCGGAGGTGAAAAAGCTGTATCCCGCTGCCAGCTACGAAGTCAAGAAATTCAACGGCCTGCCCTATGTTTATGACCCCATAACCGGCTTCATGGTGTATACCACTGTCACGATTGAGGGCGTTTCGCACGAAATGTGGCTGCCTGTACTGGATGGCGCAAACAAGGCCATGAAAGCTGTGCCTTACACCTACACCACCCCGAAATGGGAATATAACCAGCAGACGCGCCGCCGTGAGAAAGTCGGCATGGAAGAACGCACCGTAGAAGCCGCTTCCATGTTTGATGTAAACAAGGCCATCATGCGCTGTCTGGTAAAAAATTTGGCGATGTTTGGCCTTGGCCTGTATGTCTATGCCGGGGAGGATTTGCCGGAAGATGCTGCACAGCAGTCAGATGCAGAATCCCAAAAGCAAACGAAGCCGCAATCCACCAGTCAGAAGCAGGAACAGCCGCCCATGCCCTGCATCTGTGTCCGCTGTAACCAGCCCATCAAACGAGTAAAGCTGAAAGATGGCTCTATCATGCAGGCGGCAGAGTTTGCGAATACCCATGAGGGAATGTGCGTTGACTGCTATAAAGCTACCAGATTGAACGTAGCATAATAAAACTGCTCTATTTCGATGTCACTTGATTCTTGTATGATTCTATATTTCATGGTACACTTACAGTAGTAAGTTCTGAAAGCTCATCTCTATGAGCAGAAAGGAGCATTGCATGGCAGATTTGCAGTTTCCTGTTGGGATCTCAAATTTCTCAGAGATTCGTACCAAAGGATATTATTATATTGATAAGACCAATCTGATTGCAGAGATTCTGGATGGTGGCATTCCTAAAGTCAACTTGATTACTCGCCCTCGTCGTTTCGGAAAATCTCTCGGTATGAGCACTCTCGCAAATTTTCTTGACATCCGCAAAGACAGCAAGCAACTGTTTGAGGGATTGGCGATCTCCAAAAATACGACACTTTGTAAAAAGTGGATGAATCAGTGTCCTGTGGTCTTTTTCTCTTTCAAGGACACGGACGGTCTGACCTTTGAAAGTGCCTATGGAATGCTGTGCATGAAACTGGCATTTGCATTTCAGGATTATCAGTTTCTTTTGGATGCCGATGCTATTTCCGACGATGACAAAGGCATCTTTAAGCGGATTCTGGGACGTACTGCATCCATGGATGAAACCAAAAGCTGCTTTTTGCTGTTGACCCGGATGCTGGAAATCCATTTCAAAAAGTCGGCGGTCGTCATTCTGGATGAGTACGATGTTCCCATTGCAAAAGCCAGCAGCAACGGATATTATTCGCAGATGCTGGACGTGATGCGGGCTATGATGAGCACCACACTCAAAGACAATATCTCCCTCGACTTTGCTGTTGTTACCGGCTGTCTGAAAATTGCAAAAGAAAGCATCTTTACCGGGACGAACAATTTCGTTTCGGATACGATTCTTTCTCCCCGGTTGAGCGAATCCTTTGGTTTTACACAGGCAGATGTAGATCAAATGCTGAAAGATGCTGGTCTTGAATCGCAGTCTGCTGAAATCAAGGCATGGTACGACGGTTATCATTTTGGCGATGCAGACATTTATTGTCCGTGGGACGTGATCAGTTATCTGCGAGATTTCCAGTATGGTGTAGCACAGAAGCCGAAAAGCTATTGGAAAAACACCAGCGATAATGCTATTATCCGTTCTTTTATCGACTATGCAGGCGACAACATCACCACAAAGCTTGAAACTCTGATGGCTGGCGGCTCTATTGTTCAGCATATTGAAGAAAACCTGACCTACGATTATCTGCACTCCTCTGAGGAAAATCTTTGGAGTGTGTTGTATCTGACGGGCTATCTGACCAAGGTGCGTGATAAAGATTTGACGGATTCGCTGCCGGATGGCTGCTCTGCGTTGATGATTCCCAATGCAGAGATTCGGGAAATTTTTGAAACCACTGTAAGCAAATGGTTTGACGACAGTGCAAAGGCATGGAACCGCAGCCCGTTGTTTGACGCAGTCTGGAGCGGAAACAGCGAAGCTCTGACAAAAGAAATGACCAAGCTGCTGCGCATGACCATCAGCTACCATGACTATCGGGAAGATTTTTACCACGCTTTCCTTGCAGGCATCTTTACTGGTGCTGGCTATGTGGTAGAATCCAACAAAGAGCATGGCGAGGGGCGCAGCGATGTTATTGTAAAGGATATCCGCAATGGCCGCGTGGCAATTTTTGAAGCCAAGTATGCCAAAACTCTGGATGCTCTGCCGGATGCCTGTGATACTGCCATTCAGCAGATCAATGACCGGATGTATGCAGCGGACTTCCGGGATGACTATGATGACATCCTCTGTTATGGCATCGCATTCTTCAAAAAACGTTGCATGGTAAGAAAAAAATAATTATCTACTGGGGAGTATCTTCGGATGCTCCCCTTTCCTTTTTCAGGGCAGTCCGCGCGGATTGTCCTGTTTTTATTTGGAGGCACACAATGAAAGAGCAAATAATCAAAGTCCTTGCGCTCCTGCCAATGGAACTGCCAAAGGAAATCGAGCTGGACAACACTCTTGAAGCTATGCAGAAATTTGTAGGAGGGCTGATTGAATGCATCGCCTTATCCTGAAACGTGCTGTTGGGCACACACCCAAATCCAAAACGCTGGATGAAGTCTATCTCCATCCGAAAGCCAACCAGATGATTGAAGCCTTTGACTCGGCCAATCAACTGGTCAAAGATGAAGTTCTGGCTCTGCCAGAAGAATAACCCCTACA